GTTTGACTATAATGAAGAAGAACTTGTCGAGGCAGTAGTTACTATTGCTAATGATGAGCACATTCTAAGGGCTACAAAGAATCCGTTTATGATGGAAGACAGGCCTTTCGTCTCCTATCAGCACGATATTGTCCCAAATAAGTTTTGGGGTAGAGGTGTTTGTGAAAAGGGGTTCAATCCCCAACGAGCACTAGATGCAGAGATGAGAGCAAGGATTGACTCTCTAGCTCTTACCACAACACCTATGATTGCTGCTGATGCCACTCGTTTACCGAGGGGTATGAAACTAGAGGTTCGTCCGGGCAAGACAATCCTCACTAACGGAGACCCTAGACAGACAATAATGCCGTTGACTTTAGGTCAGACGGACAATCATACGTATCAACAGGTATCTACCCTCCAGAATATGATTCAGATGGGTACTGGTTCTGCTGAAGTAGGCTCTGCTGAAAGAGCAACCTCCGCAGGTATGTCGATGCAACAGTCATCGGCTATTAAGAGACAGAAGCGTACACTAATGAACTTCCAGAACACCTTCTTAATCCCAATGATTAATAAAACGATGTGGAGAAAGATACAGTTTGATGTCGATAGGTATCCTGTAACGGATTATAAGTTCGTACCTTACTCAACTATGGGCATTATGGCTAAAGAGCTAGAAATGCAACAGATGGTAAGCTTACTACAGGCTATTCCTAAAGATAGTCCTGCTTATAACGTAATTCTGCTGTCTGTATTCCAGAACTCTAGTATGCACAATAGAGATTCTGTGGTCAGGTCTCTTATGCAAGGTATGCAACCTAACCCAGAAGCACAACAGATGCAACAGATTGCTGTTCAGTTACAAATTCAGCAAGCACAGGCAGATATTCAGAAGACTATGGCAGAAGCACAGGAAGAACAGACTAAAGCTATGAAGAACGCTGCAGAAGCAGGAGCTAGTCAACCTACTGAGCTTGATGTTCAAGAGAGAATCGTTAAACTGCAGAAGTCTTTAACCGAAATTGAGAAATTAAAGGCAGATACAGAGAATACACAGAGTGAGACTATGCGGAACATTCCGGAAGTAGCTCACCTTAAGTCGGAAACTTTACTCAACATAGCTACAGCTACGAAGAAGCTTGATGGTTAGAGAAGAAGACAAAAAGTTTTACTACGATAGAGTAAATTTACTTGAGACAGAAGGGTGGAGAGCTTTAGTTGAAGAACTAGAAGAACTTGAAACTGCTGTATCAAGAATTGACTCTCTCGAAAGTGAGAAAGACCTTTGGTTCGCCCGAGGTCAGTTGTCCATCTTGAGACAGATGCTGTCTTTAGAGGAGGCAACAAAAGCAACAATGGCAGAACTAGACATCTAGCGCCATTTAATTTTAACTTCATAATCCCTATTGGGACGGAGAAAGCAATATGAGTAGTATAGTAGTAGACCCTGTGGAAGATTCCATAGTAGACACAACAGAAGTACAATCAGTAGAAGAAGTAACAGCAGTTGAAGAAGTAGCTGAACAAGCTCCAGAGGAAGCCTCAGCCACGACAGAAACAGTAGAAGACACTCCTAGTGAAGTACCTGATAAGTTTGCTGGTAAAGAAGTACAAGACATTATAGATAGTTACACTAATCTTGAAAAAGAACTTGGACGTAAAAGCCAAGAGATTGGAGAGTTAAGGAAATTATCAGATAGTTTCTTACAAGCCGAGGTAACACGGAATCGAAATGAGAACAATCTACAAGCGAACACCTCAAACACTGAAGAAGCTGAAGGCGCAGACTTCTATGATGACCCCTCGAAAGCGGTTAATTCATTAATAGAGAAGCATCCAAAGTTTCAAGAGTTCCAGAAGTTCCAACAGGAGCAGACACAAACTGCTTCCAAGGCTCAACTGGAGCAATCACATCCTGATTACGTAGACATCGTTAAAGATACTAAGTTTCAGGATTGGGTTCAAGGCAGTAAGTTTAGGACAGACCTGTTCCAACAAGCAGATTCTTATAACTTTGATGCAGCAAATGAATTATTGACACACTGGAAAGAGCGTTCAATGATTGACAAGACTAATGAAGTCAAAGCTGCAGCAGAAAATACTAGGAAGAAAGCTTTGAAGACAGCTACGTCTGAGACTAGAGCTGCTACTGACTCGGTAGGAGGTAAGCCAACTTTTCGTAGAGCTGACTTAATCCGTTTAAAAATGACAGACCCTGCTCGGTATGAGGCTATGCAAGATGAAATCTATCAGGCTTATGCAGACAAGAGGGTTACTTAAAAAAAATAACTATAGGAGTTAAAATCAAATGGCAAGTTTAGATAACACAACAATGGCGAATTTCATCCCAGAGGTATGGGCGGATGAAGTAGTAGCTACATATAAAGCAAACCTTGTACTAGCGAACCTAGTGCGTGGTATTAATCACAAAGGTAAGAAAGGCGATACAATCAACATTCCGGGTGCATCTCGTGGTGCTGCTTCTGCTAAAGCTACAGGTACTGCAAGTACTATTCAGGCAATCTCGAATAGCACTAACAACGCCCTGTCTCTGTCAGAGCACTACCAGTACTCTGTACGTATTGACGATATTACTGATATGCAAGCAGTTAGTTCTATGAGACGTTTTTATACAGATGATGCTGGTCACGCACTAGCTTCTGTTGTAGATACAAACATCATCACAGCACTAAGAGCTTCTACTGGTAACACTGACATTACTTCTGTGACTAACTGGGACACTTCACTACTAGCCGGTCTTGAAGCACTTAACGACAACGACACTCCAATGAACGAACGCTCTTTGGTTGTGTCTCCTTCTTGTATGACTGCTCTACTATCTACTGACCGCTTCACTGAGCAAGCGTTTGTAGGTGATGGTAACGCTATCAAGACAGGTAAGGTTGGTTCTATCTACGGTGTAGACGTATTCGTCTCTACTGCAGTAGGCACAGGTGCTACAGAAAAAGCTATCTTGTTCCAAAAAGAAGCTCTAGTACTAGCGACACAACAGGACATCCGTGTACAAACACAATACCAACAAGAGTATCTTGCAGACTTATTGACTGCTGATACTGTTTACGGTACTTTACTTGTACAAGGTACTTCAGTTGTAGAACTATCAAGCTAATCTAGAAGTTTTAACAACGGTACTCTCCATCCCGAGGTGAGGTGGGGAGTATCTCTTTAAGACTTTTAAAGGAGCTCTAAATGAAGTTAAGTAAGAAGAAAAGATTGGCACTAGCTTTATTAGCTATGAGGAGAAGATTGAATGGCGGTTGATAGAGGACAAGGATTAGCAACTTCTAATGATTTAGCTGCGTCTTATGATGTAGGTTCTTTAATAGAAGCAACAGAAGCAGCCAAGGTTGCAGCACTAGCAGCTCAGGTAGCTGCAGAACTAGCAGAGACTAACGCTGAAACCGCAGAAGATGGAGCTGTAGTTGCTCTGGCCGGTATTGGTAGTAGTGTTACTACAGCAGCCTCTAGTGCTACAGCAGCAGCCTCAAGTGCTGGTTCAGCAGCAACATCTGAGTCAGCTGCAGAACTAGCAGAGGCCAACGCCGAAACCGCAGAAGATAACGCACAAACATCAGAAAACAATGCCTCTACATCAGCTACTAACGCAGCAACGTCAGCATCTAACGCCTCTACAAGCGCGACAGCTTCTGCTACGTCTGCCACATCATCGGCAAGCAGTGCCACAAGCGCTACTAGCTCGGCCTCAACAGCAACTACAAAGGCTTCTTCAGCAACTACGAGCGAAGCTAATGCCTTATCATATAAAAATTCTGCAGAGACGGCTAAGACGGCTGCGGAGACTGCAGAAACAAACGCAGAGTCTGCTAAGGATGACGCTGAAACTGCAAAGACCGGTGCTGAGACTGCCGAAACAAACGCTGAAACTGCAGAAACTAATGCAGCAGCAAGCGCTACAACAGCTACCACACAAGCTGCCTTAGCTACTACAAACGGAGCAGCACAGGTTACGTTAGCAACAGCACAAGTTGCTCTTGCAACAACAGCTAAGACAGCAGCAGAGACTGCAAAGACAGCAGCCGAAACTGCAGAAACCAATGCCGAAACTGCGGAAACTAACGCTGAGACTGCGGAAACTAACGCAGCAGCCAGTGCTACCGCTTCAGCATCTTCGGCTTCAGCAGCAGCATCCTCGGCTTCCTCAGCAGCAAGCGCAGCAACTACGGCAGTTAATGCTGTTATTGATGGAGCTCCCGATGCTCTTAATACTCTTGATGAGTTAGCAGCAGCTCTAGGTGATAATGCCGAGGCTTATAACTTCCTCGTTCCTGCTGATGGCGGTACTAATGATGGTAAGATATTAACAGCTACAGGCACTTCCAACTCACCTGCTTGGGAGGATGCTCCAGTTAGCCTACCTGCTCAATCAGGAGAATCAGGTAAGTTCTTAACAACAGATGGTACGGACGCAACGTGGGACTCTGTAGATGCCTTACCTACACAAGCCACTCACGGTGGTAAATTCTTAAAAACAGACGGTGGTGCTGCAACTTGGCAACCAGCAGTGGCATACACTGAAAGCGCGTCAGCTCCTACAGCGGTAGCTGGTGCTTTATGGTTAGACACAGATGATGACATACTCTATCAACTACAGGATGGTTCTTGGATTCAAGTATCAACTTCAGCGCAACCCGCTGTCGTTGGCGAAGATATAGCAACAGCAATGGCAATAGCACTAGGATAATATAATATGGCAAATACATTTAAATTAAAGACAGAAGCAGACATAGGCACAACAGAGTCTCCTGTTTACACAGTCCCAGACAATACAACAACGGTCATTATTGGTTTGCTCACCGCACACCGAATGACAGGTTTTTGTTCTAACGGGAGCTACACAACTCAAGCAACTTGCGAGACAGCAGAGGAAACTTGGACAGAGGATACAACATTCTCTGTACAGATAGACAAGTTCGACAGCACCGAAGATTCATACATTATTAAAGACGCTCCTTTACCTTTGGGAAGTGCTCTTGAAGTAATGTCCGGAAACAAAATTGTTTTAGAAACTGGAGATATCCTAAAGGTAACAGCAGGACACGCTAATGCTGTTGATGTCTCACTTTCAATTATGGAGATGACATAAGATGAGTTATATAGGTAAAAGTCCAAACGTCAGTGGCGGTGGTGGCGGTGCTAGTGGTGCTGATTTAGTAGCTAATTCAGTAGGTGCTTCAGAGTTAAAGGTTACAGATAACGGTACTGATAACCAAATTTTATCTTCTGATGGAGCAGGTTCTTTCACTTGGGAAGACCTTCCTGCAGCAGGTGCTGCGCCTAAGACTCAAGTATTTATAGCTAACGGTACATATGTTGTTCCGGGAGGAACTACAACTATTTTGATTACGGGTACTGGTGGCGGTGGTGGCGGTGGCACTGCTTATTCAGCTCAGGCTTATCTGTACGGAGGGTCTGGAGGGTCAGGCGCTGTTGCATATAGAGCACCTGTCGCAGTGACGGCCGGTATGACTATAAATGTCACAATAGGGACAGGAGGTAGCGGAGGCTCTAATACGAGTAGCTGGACACCTGCGCAAAATAACTCGTCTACTGCCGGAGTAGCAACTACATTAGTCAACAATGCTGACTCCTCTACGTTGTGCTCTTTAGGAGGAGGTTCTCGCGGAAACGCTATAACCGCATTTAACACAGCCCCTTCCTCATCGTCAGGAGGCACAGCGTCTGGTTTTAGCAGTTCTTACTTAGCCAAGTCAGGCAAAGGCTCAGGCTCAAGAACTATTGTCTATGATGACTTTACAGGGACATTACTAAGCGCAGGAAACGGAGGAGATGGAGGTATTGCTGGTGGCAGCACAGGCGGTACTGATGGTTTTGATGGTTTTGTAATTATTGAGGTAGGCTCGTGATGACTAAATATTATTTTGAAACAGATTCCAACGGTACTCCTTATAACAAGGTTATGGTAACAAGCAACGCTGTAGTCATACAAGATAACTGGGTAGAGACAACAGAAGATTCTTCTTGGGGTGTCGCAGGAGACAGTCGAGAGCTGTATCAGGTTCAAAGAGCAACAGAGTACCCTTCAATTGAAGAACAGTTAGATATGCAATACTGGGATTCAGTTAATGGGACTGCTGTGTGGGCAAACACAATCAAGGCTATTAAAGACAAGTTCCCTAAGGAGGTTTAAAGATGGGCTTTCCTAAATCAGGGCTACACCACGGATATACATACTCTAAAGGAGATGGCAGACGCTGGAGGTGGGACACCACAAAAGACACTTGGAAAATTAAGCAGACAGTAACATCTGATGACGCAGACTACAGATTCGACTATGAAGACTTTACCCCTACACAGCTAGAAGGACTCACTGGCCCACAAGGGATACAGGGAATACAAGGAGAAACAGGAGTTGCAGGAGCTGATTCAACAGTTGTAGGCCCACAAGGAATACAAGGAATACAAGGAGAAACAGGAGCTAACGGAGCTAACGGAGCTACCGGTGCTGTTGGAGCTACTTTTTTCTTAAGCGGTAGCACACTAACAATAACCACATAAACAGATGACACAGAGCATTAACTTCGATAACGTAAATTCAGTAACATTCAACGGTACTCAACTATCGAGAATCTACCTGAACAGCACTGAGATGTGGACTGCTAACGAGGAGAAAAGTTATACCTTTGTCTCCCCTAATCTAAATTTAAACACGTCTTCTAGTTCTACCCTGTCTTCTGAGTTTGATGGTTTAACGCAAGCAATTGATAACAACTATAGCATCTATTTAAACGTAACCGCCTACTCTGGTAACTTAGGTAGTAACAGCTACCAGCGTGTTATAGTCTATGCGAACGGTTCTAATAGAGTGGATGTGAGTAGGACAATAGCTAATGGGTCAGGCACTTGGAACTTCACAAGTTCTTACCCACCTGATAGTGTAGTGGTTTATACTTACACTTACGGAGGTAAGAAATCATCAGGACGTTTAAGAGCAGAAATCAAAATAAGAAACTATCAATGAACATAAGCAAACAAATAGAGACAAGAATAAAAGTTTTCCTGCACCACATCCCCTTAGGTAAGAGGAGCTTCTCTCCTACAGGAAAGAGAGGCTGTGGTACTCCGCTTCTGATTTACTTGTACGGTTCAATGCGGGACGAGAGAAGTCTCTCTGAGGTAACAGAGATTTTCCATAGGGTAGGCAAGGAGAAAATGTCTACTATTAATAAACTACCTGCGTTATCTACCGTAGATAGATTCCACGAATGTTTTAAGATATTCTTTGATAATGACATTGTATTCACAGAGGTAACAACTCCTGAGTCAGCTAAAACTTATCTTGCGGTAGTTGAGTTGAATCCCGCAGATGTGACGTTTGACATAGAAGAAGGAGGCAGGACGCACGAAGTAACAGAGGATACTTCTGTTATGGCAGTATTTACAGAAGAAACAGAGTTTATGATATTCGGCCCTACAGTCACTTCAGTTTCTAAAGAAGATGTTGTAAGCTATAAACTCTATGAGACTAACAAACTGGAGATAAACTGATGTTCTATATAGACCCCCAATCAAGAATGGCTAGCTTAGATAAAAAAGATGAGTGTGTCGGCATAGATGACTCTTTAGATAACGTAGCCCTCTATTGTGTAGACTCTGATGGACAAGTAAGAAAAGTACTTGAGCCTATTTCAGGAACAGCCTTCTCTATTCAAATAGAGGGCTTATGACACAGACACCGAACAACTGGCACGAATCACCTATGACTAAAATACAATCCCTCGCATCTACTATTGCTATTATGGTCGCTGCTTTATTTTATGTAGCTGGTATTGAAAGAGATGTTGCTGTTCTTGAAGCAAATCAGTCTACTATGCAAAGACAGATACTAGAGTATCAAGAAGACAATAAAGAAATGTTTGACAAGATTGACGGCAAGCTAGACCAAATGATTACTATCATTCACAGCTACCAAACCAGCAGCTACACAGGGAGACCTGAATGAAGAAGATTAAACGATACCTCCTATTATTAGCAGTTGGTTCAACTGGTCTATTCGCCGGTTATAGTTGGCTAGAAGGTGTTGTTGAAGATGCTTTCATTACGGTAGGTACAGACAAGATTGAAGAAGTAGTTAAAGAAGAAGCAGAGGACAGGCTTAAAGAGAAACTGTTTGAAGCACTTGAAGGAGCATTTAAATGATAACCATACTAACTAACGCAGTACCGATATTACTGGGATTCTTTGCCAAACTATTAGCTATTAAGAGCCAAGCATCTTCTGATAACCAGAAGCTAATGCTTGAGGCTTTCGCTGCTAAGAGTGAGGCTGTTAATAATGCAAGAGACGCTGCTGCCAAAGAGTCACCAATGGCTGCTTGGAACAGAAGGTTCATTATCTTCGCTATTTTAGGTTTAATAATATTCACACAAGTATCACCAGTATTATTCAACGTAGAAACTGTAATACCTACAGTTAAAGAAGGGTTCAGTCTATTAGGTTTTCAGATAACTCCTGACCAGATTGAGTATATAACAGTAAGAGGTTTAATTAAATTTGATGAAGTATTCGTATGGGCTACTATGATTGTAGAGTTCTATTTCGGTGCGCAATTAGCTAAGGGAAAATAATATGACATTTAAAGAGTTAGTCAATGAGGTTCTTATTCGTTTAAGAGAAGAACCTATAAGCGGTGGTTGGACAGGAGATTTAGCAGAGTCAGGAAGTGGCGCATCTGACTATGAGAAGCTAATAGGTGCTTTGGTTAACGACTCTAAAAGGTTTGTAGAAGACCATCACGATTGGGTTGCTTTGAGAGAGACCTTTGCCATTACTACTGCTAATGGAACAATGCAATACACACTCGGAGATAATGAAGCAGGTGCGGGAACTAACTTTAAAATACTTGATGTTATAAACACAGCGACAGGAGCTACACTACAGCAAGCTCGTAGTGCTTGGTTGAACCAGAGGTCTTTCCCTGCAGCTAACATAGCAACAGGAGACCCCTCACACTATGGTTTCAATGGTACTTCAAGTGTTATAGCTACAAGAGCTAAAGATATGAACGTGGACTTATATCCTGTTCCTGTCTCAGCACAAGTAATCAACTTCAATCTAATCAAAAGACAAGACAAGTTAACAGCAGATTCTGATATAATAGACGTACCTTCTCAACCTGTTATTCTAGGTGCTTGGGCTAGGGCTATTTCAGAACGTGGTGAGGACGGAGGAACACAATCTTCTATGGTCGCACAAGAAACTATGGAGTCTCTAAACACAGCCATTATGCTAGATAGCGGAAACACTGAATACGAAGGAGATTGGTATGTCGGCTAGGCTACAATATAAAGCCTTAAATCAACTGGGTATTAATGGACTCAATACTCAACACAGTCCCACAGCTTTAGACCACTCTTGGTTAGCTGAGGCTTCTAATATCGTCCTTAGGGAAGCAGGTAAAATCTCTTTCAGAAAAGGATTCAAACAACTAATACAAGGTTCATCCGATGGCTCAATCGGTTCAATAGCTGAGTTTAAGGATGGTTCTGCTTATAGCTTCTTCGCAGGTATTGATGGTGATATACATCCAGTAGACTTGTCTGTCCCCACTGGCTCTTTCGGTACTGCTTACGCAGCAGGAGCATCAGGAGATGATTGGCAGTTCATTAACTTCAACGATAAACTATACGCACTACAAGAAGGCAACTCCCCGCTACACTATAACGGAACTGCTTGGTCTAGTACGTTTACTACCCCTTCTGGCGTGACTACCTTTGACCCTTCGTGTGGCACAGGTCACTATGGCAGACTCTGGACAGGTGGTGTTACTTCCGATAAGGCAGTCCTTTACTACTCAGATACATTGATTGGTGAGGATTTTAACTCTGGAAGCGACAATGTAACTAACACATATGGCACTGAATCTACTTGCGAGGCTCAAGGGCATCTCTGGAATACCATTAATAATCAATGTTATACAGTACCTACCTCTGCGGGTTTCATAAATCTAAAGACTGTCTGGGGCAACGATGAAATAGTAGCTATCAAACCTTTCTATGGAAAGCTTGTAATCTTTGGTAGGCACAACATTGTAATTTATAACAACCCTTCACTCCCAAGCCAGATGTCTCTTAACGAAGTCATCAACGGTGTAGGCTGTGTATCAAGAGACTCTGTACATAACATTGGTGATGACCTTGTCTTTCTTTCAGACACAGGTCTTAGGTCTCTAGCTCGAACTACAGAGAAAGATAACATACCTCTTACTGACTTATCTGTTAATGTCTCTGATACTATCATAAGACATATCAGTCAGAGTAGCAACACTAAAGGTGTCTACATTGAGAACGAGGGAATATACCTACTAAGCTTTATTGATTTAAACATTAGCTATGTCTTCGACTTTAAACACACAACACCTAACGGAGCACCTAGAATAACACAGTGGTCTTTCAACACAGAGACTTGTCCTACTAACTTCTTATACTCAGAGAGCCGTGGTTTTCTGGCCGGAGTGGACAGGACTGCTGGAAGTATCGCTATCTATGATGGTTATTATGATAAGAAAGTAACAGGTACTTCTGGAGGAGCTGCTTCTTATTCTACACACAGCTACAACACCACTGTTAAGACATCTTGGATTGACCTAGGGGATGGCGTAGGCGCATCACTTCTTAAGAGTATGCGTTTAGTTTTAAGCGGAGGAGCAGGAACAGTAATCAGTCCTTCTTGGTTTACTGACTTTGGTTCTGACCGAACTTCTGTTAAAGACTTTGAGATTAACGCGTCAACAAGCACACCCCAGACTCTGTTCTCAGACCCAAATTCTTCTGGCACTAAGTTCTTGTACAGTTGTAACACGGACTACACATATAGCGGTGGCACTAGTAACTGTACTACAGACATTTCTTATTACACTTCAACATTCGGAATTAAAGAGTACAGTATTCCGATGAAAGGCTCTGCTAAGTACCTGCAGATTAACTTAGGTTCTGAATCTGTCGGCTATGCTGCAGTTATTCAAGATATGACACTTTTATATAAACAAGGAAAAATACGATGAGTTATACATTACAAAAAGCTTGGGCTGCTGCGGATGGTTTATCGGACACCAGTCCAGATAAGGTAGTCTCCGGCTCAGATTTTCAAACTGAGTTCGAGGCTGTTCAAACAGAGTTTGGAAACAAAGCAAACACAACAAGCCCTACACTAGGTGGTACACCGCTAGCACCGACAGCGTCAGCAGGAACGGATAGCACACAGATAGCGACAACTGCTTTTGTGGTTAACTTAATTAAAGCAATATACCCTGTTGGTTCTCTTTACACTACTACAGACTCTACTAACCCTTCTGCTAGTTCTAGACTAGGCTTCGGTGTTTGGGTAGCCTATGGTGAAGGTAAGGTTCTAGTAGGTATTGATTCTACTGATACTGACTTTGCTGCTGTTAATGATACAGGTGGTAGAAAGGACGCGGTTACGCCAGAGCACACGCATACTATTAACTATAGCAACACAACAGATAAAGTCTATGGTTCTTACGATGGCAACAGAACTTTCTCGGATGTAGGTGGCAGTGCTACTTCTGAGACAACCTCATCTACTGGAGATTCTTTAACAGGCAATGAGAACTTACAACCATATACCGTAGTGTATATGTGGAAACGAACAGTATAACAGGAGATTAATATGGGTGGATTATTAAGTGGTTTATTAAGTGGTTTGTTCAGTGGCTATGCTGCAAACAAAGCTAAAAAGGAAGCAGAGGCGTTAGCACAGGGGCATATGGATTCTACAAATATAGATGTCACTGGTACTATGGGTAATTATTCTTCACAAGACGGTCAGATTGATATGTCGCTATCTCCAGAGTTTCAGAACTTATTTGATACGTACTTAGGCGGTATTGATACACAGTCTGACTACATACGTGAACTAGAGGCAGGTGATGGTGGACACGGCTATGCCGAAGACCTAAGGTCTCTACAAGCACCGGAGGATGCGAGACAACAAGTGGCCTTACAGAACAGAATGTTAGCACAGGGACTAGGACAGTCTACTCACGGTGGTAGTATGTTCGGTGAGCTTCTAGGAGCGCAACAACGCAAAGGGCAAGAAGCTGAAATCTTAGGGCAAGACAGGTATGGACAAGACTTAAGCGCTGCTTATGCTAGGCGTGATACAACATTAGCCAACCTATTGAACTTAGGTTCAGCCCCTATGGACTTAGCTAGCGTCGGTTTAAAAGGCGCAGGTCTGAACGAACTAGCTTCTCAGACAGGCGTAGGACTTATGTCTGAAGGTTCTTTAAACAGAACAGATGCTATCTCAGGCTTCGGCACTGCACTAGCGGGTTCTATTGGCAATTGGGGGTCTTAAGATGGCAACGACATCACAACAATCTTTATTCGGTGACTTATATAACCTAGCCACTATAGAGAAGTCACAAGCAGATAAAGACGCTTATGACATAGCACAGTTAGCTCCGGGACGAGCTGCTGTCTATGGTGCTTCTAAGGCAGGAGGTATGCTGGGCAGAGGAATGGGTAAGGCTATGGGCTTTACTACATCTGACCAACAGAGAAAACAAATACTGGTTCAAGAGGTTCTATCTCAGTATAAGGATGAAGACCCTACTTCAGCCAAGACTCAACTAGCTATGGGTCAGGAGTTTATTAACAGAGGTCTCCCAAACATTGGGCAACAACTCATTGATAAGTCCCAAGCTACTGCAGAGACTGTAGCTCAGTTTAATCAGACACAACAACAACTAGACACACAGTTTATTAACGCCCAGACTAACATACGAAATGCTAAGGCCACAGAAGATAGATACGCCTTTGAAAAGAAGCAGTATGAAGACAACACAGCCAAACGTGAGGCTGACTTAAACTACACAGTACAATTAACAAACACGTCCCTGTCCAGCCAAGAAGCATATCAAGCGACAACAGACCTTGAAAAACTCAAGATGGGTATGTTAGAATCAGGAGCTCTCCCACCACTAGATTATGCTCAAGCTAACACAATGAATGATGATAACTTCAGTGCATACAAGGCAATCTTTAAGAACACAGACAACATCACAGGAGAAACTTGGGTGATGCACGACGCATATAAAGGAACAGGCACGGGTCAATTTGAAAAAACTCCTACTTATGAAGATTATCTTCTTGCGAAATCAAAAGGAAACAAAGGAACTTTAATGTGGCAAGCTTATGAAACAGCTACTGGACTTAATCCTTCATATCTCGCAAACTCTCCCGGAGGAGATAACAAGGACAAGGACAAGGACAAGGACACCGGCCCTTACTCAGGTGCTATCTGGAAAGGGTTGGTACTAGACGTAGCTGGACAAATGATAACACCTAATCAATTCTATAGTATGATGAAGACTCAGTATCCTGATGCTACAGATGCCTACATAGACGGGAAGTTACAAGATGCCCGTGAGGAGCATATGCAGAACATAATGGCAGAAGAACGCGCACGATTACAAGGGAACTAATATGGCTATAAAGATGAATCTCTCTGAGGAAGGTTATTCTTTAGCCTCTCCGACAGATTGGGCAACAAAACAAGAGGATAGAACTAGGGCTGTTTCTGCTTATATGGAAGACAGTCTAGATGATAAGCTTAAGTTTGCTGCTTATATGGGAGCTATGGATACCTATCGTGGTGTCAAGCAACTCTTTGGTGTAGACGAAGAAGATATGAAGAAGGAACAAATCAGACTAGAGTCTTACCTTAGTGACGAGGAGGACGGAGGTTCTGTTCTAGCAGCTTATTCTGTAGGACTGATAGTTGACCCTGCCGGCTGGGTGATTCCCGGAGCTAAGGCTAAAAACGTAGCTTCTGCTGCTAAGGCTGGTCTTAAGTTTGGTGCTGTTACAGGAGCTACAGGTTATGTAGCCGAAGGTCAGACACGTATGGGGAACACTCTGATGGGTATGGCAGGTGGTGGTGTCTTGTCTCCTGCTCTGTTTAAAACACAACACACACTTATTCCTGCAATGAAGAAAAAATATGGCGATGTGATTGATGAGAGTCAATTCTTAGCTAACGCAGGAGAGACTATAAAGAAGAACACTCCAGACTTTTTAGGTCGTTGGTTCATAGATAACTACGGACTACCTGAAGGGTATGTCAAGATGAAGAAAGATGCTAGAAGGGTTGAATCAGAGTGGGCTTCTAGGTTTAACGAGTTAGCCATCAGACAGTCAAAACTAACACCTGAAGAAGACGCTGTTCTGTACCGACTGATAACAGGAGAGGAATCTAAAGTTCCTGTCAGGGCTGAGGTGGAATCGTTAAATAAAGAAAGCAGGAAGCTAGTAGACGATTTAGGAAAGGAGCTAGTAGACCTCAAGATATTAGATAGAGCTACGTTTGAGAAGAATAAAGGTACTTACCTACACCGTACATATAGAAAGCCAAACACAAAACAAAAGAAGCTAGTAAGAGACGAGAAGCAGTTATTGGTTTTTGGTAAAGAGTTCTTACGCAGAGGTAAGACAGAGATTATATCTAAGTCTAAAGTGAAAGAGTACACAGGTAAAGGCTGGACAGTAGACGATACACCCACTAAAGCAGGCACTGTAAGAGTACATAGAGATTGGTCTCCTAAAGAACGTAAGCAGATGGGAGAAATTGTAAGTGCTGCGTACTCTATGGCTACCACTGGAAAGCTTATGTCTCACGATATGGCATACTACAAACTATATGACGATATAGCCAGTGACCCATCTTTAGCTCGTAAGCTTGAGAA